GTTGTATCTGCTGGTAGTGGCTCGATGCAGGACGACGATTTGGATATGGAGGTTTCATTCTATGAAGATGAAATACCAGATGACTACGACGCTATCGCTTATGTTGTCGGCAACTCTATGGAGCCAAAGATAAAAAATGGCGACTACCTCTTTATCAAGAATACCCCACAGGTTGACTATAACACCATCGGTATCTTCCAAGTAGACGGTGCTAACTATGTCAAGAAACTGCGGCAGGGGTATCTGGAAAGCTTGAACCCTGATTATGAGGATATACACCTAGATGAAAGCAACGATATCCGAACTATTGGGGAAGTCGTGAGTGTGTATAGAGAGAAATAAAGTGTAATCTTATTTTAAGGAGTTTATTATGAAAGAGCGCATACCACTACATTATCAACCTTGGTTTATTGCTATATTACTGTTAGCATGGCCTGTAACAATATTTATATCAACATTACTTGGCCTGATATTTATTTACAGAAGATCTAGAAAATACAGTTTTATATCAAAAGAGAAGTTCAATGAGCTTTCTCAATATGAAGTTATACTTGATAGCAAGAAAGAAGCAGATTTTATTTTAACGAAAGCAAATAATGAAGCGGAAATGATTTTGCAATCCGCTAAAGAAGAAGCTGATAAGATCCTTTCTCAAGCTAACAAAGAAATAGAATTATTTGAAAACATAGATAAAGCTGATGATATTCTTATAGAAGCACAAAATCAAGCTGAGGAAATTCTGGAGAATGCCAAACAGGAAGCTGAAGAAATCAAAGAGAATACTCTTCAAGAGAAATATTCCCTAAAAGCGTCTTTGAAAGAATTGAGTAGGAAAGTAGAAAAACTTAAACAAGAAGAAAAAGATTATGAAGCGATATTGAAAGAAAAATCTAGTATCGTTATCGCTCATGAAACGACTGTAGACTTTACTGACAACATTACTTCTAACGAGTTAAAAAATACATTATCTATCCTTCAAATAAAAGAAAAGGAATTGATTGCAGACGGAAAAGCTTGCCGCTCCACTTCTTACGACGATGACTACAAGAAACGTGAAAAACAATCTAAAAAATTGTTGCGTGCATTTAATGCTGAAACAGATTATTACTTGACGAATGTAAGAATGAACAATGTTGATACTTACCGCAACAAAATCACTAATACATTCTCAACGTTAAATAGATTATTCTCTATCGATAATGTTCAAATCACAAAAGAATTACTAAATATTAAATTAGAAAAGCTAGATGCAACATATAAATACTATTATGTTCTCGAGCAAGAACGTGAATTATTGAAAGCTAAAAAAGAGGAAATGAGAGAACAACAACGGGTAGAGAAAGAACTTCAAACTCAAAAAGATAAAATCATCAAAGAGGAAAATCAATTCAGAAATGAAGTTGTTAAACTAATGAAGTATCTAGAGTCATCTAATACAGATATCGAGAAAGAACTTTATGCAGATAAGATTAAAGAACTAGAAGATAAAATCAAAGAATTAGAAAAAGACAAAAAAGATGTTGAGAATCGAGAAACCAATACTCGCGCTGGATTCGTCTACATCATCTCTAATATTGGCTCTTTCGGAGAAAATGTTTATAAAATTGGTATGACAAGACGTCTTGAACCAATGGATCGTATCTCTGAATTGAGCAGTGCTTCTGTTCCATTCCCGTTTGACGTACACGCTCTAATTTTCAGCGAAGATGCTCCTGCTCTTGAAACAACTCTACATAACTATTTTAGAAAACAAGAAGTCAACAAAGTAAATTCTCGCAAAGAGTTCTTCCGAGTAAATTTAGAAGAAATTAAAGATTTAGTACACAAAGAGTTTAACAATACCGTACACTTTACCGATGTTGCGGTCGCTGAACAATATAGAGAAACTCTACGAATTGAATCTACACTCACTTAAAAAGGATATTATCTATGAAAAAAACTACTAACAACATCAGCTATCTTTCTTAGTGCTACAAACTCAAAAGATAAGATTTTAGAGAGTTTCAAAGGGTTTGAGTAGATCGTTGACAGTATTTATAAATTGAACTATAATTAAGTTACTTAGAGGCAAGCCCTCATAATTTTAAACTTTGCACCTTAGCGTGCCAGGGGAAGTAACTTAGCTGTTGCTTCCCTTTTCAAAACCAAAAAAATCCCCACGCTCGCAAAGTTTGGCGACTCTGAGCGTGAGGATGTACTGTATAAGGAAACGACCATTAAAAAGGTAGTTTTCTTATACCCATTTTATCAAGAAATGAGGTGAAAATCAATGGAAATAAAGTCTTATAAAAAGAAAAACGGCGAGACGGCTTTTGGTTTTAGAATTTACGTCGGAAAAGAAAACGGAAAAGACAAGTATATTAAACGAAGAGGATTTGCGACTAAAGCTAAAGCAAGAGCAGCACTACTTCAACTTCAGGAAGATATAGAAAGCGGAGAACAAAGCAGGAAAGAAATCACGGTTGAGGAAATCGCAAAAAAATGGCTCAAAGATTATTCTGAGACAGTGCAAGAAAGCACATACATCAAGACATCTAGGAATTTCAAGAATCACATCTATCCAGCTTTCGGCAATAGAAAGATAGCTACGATAACACCACTTCAAATGCAGGAACAAGCTAACGAGTGGTCGAAGAAACTGGTCTATGGGCGTAAGTTAAAGGGGTTGATGAATAATGTTTTTAAGTATGCAATCAGACATGGTTACATTGATACCAATCCAGTAGACAGCGTGATTACATCAACAAGAAAGAAATCAGATAACAAGAGCGACTTCTATAGCAAAGACGAACTTAAAAAATTTTTAAAACTTGTCTCCAAAACAAAGGATCTAGAGAAGATAACTCTATTCCGTCTTCTGGCCTTCACAGGGGCACGAAAAGGGGAGATTTTAGCCCTTGAGTGGAATGACTGGACAGATAATACTCTTGACATAAATAAGGCCATTACAAGAGGTTTTGCAGGCGAAGAGATAGGCAATACCAAAACGGTAAGCAGTAATCGACTAATCAGTCTGGACAAGAAAACAAAAAGTATTTTGAAAAAATGGAAAAAGCAAAATCCAAACACCAAATACATTTTTGAAAATGAATTTAAAAAGCCAATTCCAAGCACTCTTCCTAGAAAGTGGCTTATCAAAATTGTGGAAGGTAGCGACCTACGTCCAATTAAAATCCACGGTTTCAGACATACACACGCTAGTCTATGCTTTGATGCTGGTATGACTTTGAAGCAAGTCCAACATCGGTTAGGACATTCCGACTTGAAGACGACCATGAACGTTTATACTCACATAACTAAGCAAGCAAAGGATGACATCGGAGAACGCTTTGCCAATTATATTAATTTTTAAACACAACAGACCTTCTTCAAAAAGAGGGTCTGTTTTAGGGTCTGTCTTTTTCGCAAAAGAATACCAAGGAATACCAAAGACAAAAATAAAAAACGTTGATTTAACAACGTTTTACCAAGAAATGCAAAAGAATGCAAAGGAATAATGGAGCCGGTGGGAGTCTTGGAAAGATTGTTAAATCAACTCATAGCGACTTTAGGGTCTGTTTTAAGTCATGTTTTCCCAAAAAATGGCGTAAATCACGGCTCAATCCTGTATTAAAATCTACTTGCATTATACCACAATTTTCTATTTATATTTGAAAAAATCTTCATCAAAAATATTATTTTTAACAAAACACCGTTTTTGACAATAATCAAAAAATAAAAAGGATCTATTATTAACAAAATGACGTTTTTGACAATAATACCCTACCATTCCTCCCCCTATTCTTCATCTAAGCGCTTTTTTGAACAATAGGATTGTAATTTTGCTTTCTAATCGTTCAAAATGCGTGTTTTTGCAAAATAGAAATACAAACTCTAATTTTGTTAACGTCAACAAAATTGGCAACTAAGCGCTTTATAAAGCTATTTGTTGATGTCAACCAGTCAATCTCAGAGCAAAATAAAGATATTCAAGCGAAAAAGAACACTCCTAACCCTATATCTATAAATGTTTTTCAGGAATTTCAAGCGATTATCAAGCGTATTTCAGAGCAAACAAAAAACCGCAAGCCTGAGCCTGCGGTGAAAGAACAATTTAGAAAGTTTCCTTTCGTTTTATTTTTTAAAATTATTTAGTCGTAATCAAGCCATCTGGCTCAACTGTGAACTCTGGTTTATCTGCCAATGTGCCGTCTGGTTTGAGATAGTACCAGCCTTGACCTGCTCTGACGAATTCATTAGATACCATGTTTCCGCCCTTACTATCAAGATAGTACCATGTATCCTTATACTTGACCCAACCGGTCTTCATAGCGCCTTCTTCATTGAAATAGTACCACTTCTCAGCGATTTTCTTCCAACCTGTCGCCATTTCTCCTGAGTTATCAAACCAGTACCAGTTGCCGTCTGAGTGCTTCTTCCAACGGTCTGCAAGCATGTAGCCTGAACCGTCGAAGTAATACCAGGTTCCGTTGATTTTTTCAAACTTGTCTTTTGGATAAGATCCGTCTGAGTGTACATACCAATAGCCTGTATCATTCTTCTGCCAGCCTGTTTCATAGCCTAACCCGTTCTCAATGTCTCGCTTAAACTGTTCACGGCTAACACCCCATTTCGCAAGATAAGGATACGGGTCAACGTGGTCGCTACTGTTATCCGGCTGGTTATTGGTGCAGTATTCATGTGTTTTGATACCCTCCAAGTCGTCCGTATCAAGAGTTTTTGGCAAACCTGCTTCATCTGCTAGATTGCGCAAGAGTTCGATATACAGACGGTAATCTACCATGAACTCTTCTTTGGTTGAATGGCTTTCAATCAATTCAACCGCTGCATACGTTTCAGCATTCCAGCCGCCTCCAACGTCGTATGATCCGTTGTTTACAGGGCCTACCTGCATAACACGACCATTACCAACGACATGAGAAAAGAACCCGAGTTCAGGGTCCTTTCTGTAGTGATAATCGGCTTCGTTTTGAACAGTTGAGTTACGGTTTCCTGTTGAGTGAGCATGAACTTGACGGAAAGGCTCAAAACCTACAATCGGCAAGTCTGTACGTAGTCTACTTGTATCAATATCCATTATTACTCCTCACTTGGTTTCTTGTATTCTAGCGCTCGTGTGCTGTCTGTAATTCCACTTGTAGTTGGGTCGTTGACCAAACCGATAGCAGTCAAGAACACGAAGACCGCATTGACAAGCAGAATCAGCTTGTTGCCGATATCACCCAAATCAAGACGATATCCAAAGACTGCTGCACCAGCTTGCAAGACAAGCAAGAAGGCTGGGATTGCAGTCAGCCAAAAGAATTTATTTTCTAGTCGTAGTTTCCAGTTAATCATGTGTTTTCCTTTCTTTTACGGTAATTGTGTAGGCCAAGGCTCATCTGTCAAGTATGAGATAGCGCTCACACGAATATCTCCAATATCTTTGTTAGTTGGGATGTCTTCGTTAAAAGTGAATTGGATGAAATTTAAGTCAGATTTACCGCCTAAATACCAAATTCCATAAGGTCTACCCTTATCGTCATAAGTTGGTCCTACAAGCGAATTTTCGCTTCTAAAACCTTCGGGAATGCCGTTAGGAGGAACAACTTTAGCCCCTTTGTCTCCGCTGCTATTGTGTCTTAAAAATCCAGGTCCATTTCGTCTGCCTACTCCAAACCAACCCCACTGCAAGCCCCCGAATTGATAAGTAACAAGATTGTTTACTCTTCGTATTTTGATGAACGATGTTTTACCATTTGCTACCAATTTAGAAACTGAATTCAGTGTCCTCCAACCAGTATCGCCGATTAGAACACGCCAACCAGTGTTATTGCTACCTTTTTCTTTAATCCACTTTAAAGCCCCGTTGGTAACATTAATATCTACGTAAGTAGTCCCAATGTCCGCCACAATACGGCCTTCTGGTGAGCCTGTGCCACGGATTTCATGTCCTACGTTTTCGGGTAGCGGTAAAGTAACATTATTACCCCCAGCGATGCCGAGGGTATTTCCTGTTAATGTGAGATGAGGAGGTTGTGGTTCGGGTCTCTTCTCTAAAGCTGAAACCTTTTGTTTCAGCTCAGCATCATTGTATGCTGAGTATAAGTGTCTTGAGCCAATCTTGCGCACAGCGATACCTTTGGCACTGATGCCAGTTACAACCCAATAGCTTTCATCCGCTCCTTCAGAATTACTATTGAAGCTTTGAATTACATCTCCAACCTTGATACCTATCGGATTCATCAAAGAGTCGATTGGTATTGTTGCGGTAGCACCGACTTCGTCTCCAACGATATCAGATTTTGAAATTCGATATTCTGCGCTTCTTAGAACGGTTGGAAGAATAACAGAACCACCATTCGTCAGACTTAGACGATTGCCTTCCAAGCTAAGCGTTTGGTTTTCGGTCAGATAATGCTTGGCCTCTAGTTCCTCATGCGTGACAATCTGAGAGTAGTCAACTTCAGCCACTTCATGCATTTCTTCTTTAGTCGCAAAACGTGTCTTGATATCCTTGATATCCTTACCGATTGCGGTTGCTAGATTTTCAAGGTTGCTCATAGATATCACGCTTTCGCTTGGTTATAGACTGTTACTAAATCAAGATTGGCAAACTCGTCAATACGACGGCCGAGGTCAGCCAGTTTTTGAACCACTGCACCTTCAGTGCTACCACTCATTTTAGCGATTTCCTCAGCGATTTCTTTGAGGGTATCAAATTTTTCAGATACACCCTCACCCAAAATGTCGTTCTTGACTGCCGTTTTAGCTTGTTCAATCAGTTGTGTGACTGTCGCATTGTCAACTTTACCATTTAGTAGTTGTTTCAATTCTTTGATGTCAACTCCGACCGCTTGTGCGAATGCTGTTAATTTACTTGTGTCCATATTCCTACACCTTTCCTAAATTATAATAAAAGAGCAAATCAGGGATTTCCGGACATGCTCCACCTTCGCTTACATGTCGTTCTGCAAGCTGTTTCTTAACTTCTTCAACGATATCTAATTCCTTTAATTTATAGATATCTTCCGTAACCAATTCTTTATCTGAGTCTTCAATTTCAATATAAGTATCTCTATCGCTCGGGAAGATATACCCTCCAACCGAGATTTCCACTCGGTATTTTCCGCTTGGTAGAATACTATCTAAATTAAAATTGACAGAATGGCTAGTGACGGGAGCAGTTGTCTTCCATCTTCGTTGTCCCTTTGTTAGAGTGATAACCGCTTCTTGCCCCTCAAACGAGGTCATGACACGGTAATTCTCGTCTAACAATTCAAATCCAAAAGTAGAAGACAAATCCCCTTGTTTAATAAGGTCGCCACCATCGATTCGAGCCAAATTGGTTGTATTAACTCTACGTTTGTTACAACCCATTCTGAACCTCTTTCTATCTATCATCTATTAAGATATCTGTCGTAATATCCAATTTCTCAAAATCGCAGTATAAACGATCTATGTATCCATTGCCTCCTAGAGTTTTATAGCTTTTGTGCATGCTTTCTACTAGTGAGAATTCATCTCTAGAGGTATATCCTCTGTTAATAGCCCGTCGCATATCACGGTCAAGGCGCAACTTCATGGTATTTAGATGCGCCTCATCGTGAATTTTTAATTTTGCTTGCACTTCATCGATTTTGGAATTGCTATCTTTAGCGGTAGTCTGGACATCTTTAATCTGTTTCTTGACATCGGTTAGTTCCGAGACAATTTTATCTGTTTCTTCTTTGGCTTTTTTCGGCAACCGATAGCTTATCCAAGCAATGATTGTTGGAGTTAGCACTGGCATTACGCTAGTTAAAAAGTGTTCTATTTTCTCAAAGACGTCCATACTCACCTCTCTAGTTCGCCAAATTGCTCAAGCCAAGGCGTTCCAATTCTTTACGCACACGGTCTCGGAAGCGTTTATTGACAAATGAAAAGTCAATCGCTCCACGTTTCAGCAGGTTAATGTACATGTCGATTTTAGCTTGGTCTAATGTAATCTTACTCATTGTTGCTACCTCCATTGTTTTCACTAGTGCTCGCTTCGCTTGTCGGTGTAGGAATTTCATGTTCTGTCTCGCTTTCTGTTGGTTGTTCTACTGCTGGTGCAGGTTGGATAGGTGCTTCTGCTACTGGTTGTTCAGTAGTTGGTTGCGCTGGTGCTGGTTCAGATACGACCACGTTCGGGACTCCGTTTGTAGACACTTCTGTAGCCGGTTGTGGTTCCGGTTGAACCGGTGGAGTTACCGGAGCTGGTTCAACAGGGTGTGTTTCTGTTTCTGCAACGTGATGTGTTTCCTCATGCCCCTCTGCTTCGTCCTCATGCTCATGATCAATACCATTGTGTTTCTCAAGCACTTCCAAGCGTGCAAAGATTTCCTCGATATCGTCAGTATTATGCAAGCTGACCTTCTGCATACCTTCCATGAGCTGGTTGGCTTGTTCAAGTGCTGCAGTTGTTTTAGCCAATTGTTCTTGGTTCTTAACAATGGCGCTTGTAGGGTCTAACTCAGTTCGTAGAATCTCTTTGACTGCTTCAATGAGCGTTTCGTCTGTATCACCCAAGCGGTCACCCTCTAACTCACGAGTGAAAAAAGTTAACGGCTTGTCACATTGAATAGAGACTTCCGTCTTGCCAACTCTAAAAAATTTATTTACTAATACAAATTCCATGTTAATTTTCTCCTTTTAAATATAAATATCTATTGTTCCAGAATGATAGCGTTGTTTGAAATCCGAAGCTTCTTGGTTGCTATTAAACTTGATATACAAATCTTTTTTTTGTTGATAATTACTCTGTCCTGAGTGCATTCCGTACACATAAGCTTGTTTTGCATAAAAAACCTCTATTCCATAACCACTATGAGTAATGATTTTAAGTTTTCTGTCGCCACTGTCAAAAGTTTCATCTGCTGAAATGCCTGAACCTCCAGAAACAACAACTGTATCATTTGAATATTCATAAGACTTAGCATAACCCGTATTACTAAAACGTTTTAAAAATCGCCATTTTTGCCACACTAACTTACTTCCAACATATCGTTCTATAATCTCATGTCCTCCGACATAAATGCCTTCTCTTGTAGTCATAAAATCACCTACTCATACACATCATAGATTGTGTTCGAGTCTTTCGCCCCGATTGCATCATACTGCGATTTAGAACCGAACC